ATATAAATCAATCCCAACTTTTGTTTCATTTGGGATACCAACCAATAACCCCGTGATGTCTGTAAGTAAAAATCCCAAAATATCTTCGGCTTGATTTCTCAAATCTTGGTTTTCGTGATTTACCAATAATCTAAGAAAATTTGGTTGTTTGCTCATCTTTAACAATTCTTGTTTGTTTTCTTCAGAACCAGAATAGTTGGCTAAATATTGACCCAATGTTTCTTTAATACTTTTAAGTATTATTCGTTCTTTTTGACTTCTAACAATTTTACAAGAAATTTTATCACCAGCTGGTGTTGAAACATCAAATGGTGAAACATTACTTGTTGCTAAATTACCATTTAAAAATCCGGCAACCATACCTTCAAAATCAAGACCCCTTGACTTACTTTTTACAAACCTTTGAAAATAATTATTAAATCTATATTTTGATCTTTCTGACACATTACTCAAATTAAGCGACATAAGACCTTCAAGTGTTCTATTAAAATCAAGATTACCCCTTTGAATTTCAGCACTTGTAATGTTTTTAACTGCTTCTGATGCGGATTCGGCGTCCAAAGGAATAAGTCTAATTTTTTGTAATTCACGACCCATTGCTTTTTTTAAATCATAATCCATAGTATCATTTTCAACAATAATTTTTCTTATTGATTCGTTTAATTTCTTTTTTGATTTAGTTTCATATAAATCATTAACAAATTCCCAATTTATATGATTCCAGAAGTTATTTATGTATTCATCTCTTTTGTTTTGATATTTTAAATAGTATGCGTGTTCCCATAAATCAAGACCAAGTAATGGATAACCACCACCTTTTACAATATTCATAAGTGGATTATCTTGGTTTGGCGTCGTCATAATTTTTAAATTATTTGACTTTGTAAGAATTAACCAAACCCACCCAGAACCAAAACTATCTTTTGCTGATTGATTAAACTCATCTTTAAGTTTTTTCAAATTACCATATTGATTTTTAATCTTTTCAAAAATTTCTCCTTTTGGTAATTGTTTTTTTGGTGAAAGCATCTTCCAAAATAAAGCGTGATTAAAAGCACCACCAGCATTATTTCTAACTTTTTTATCAAATTTTGATATTGTTCTTATAATATCTTCAAGTTCCATTTCACCCTTTTTATCGGATAAGGCAGAATTTAATTTTTTAACATAACCTTTATAATGTTTATTATAATGGATATCCATTGTTTTAGGATCCACAAATTGTTTCATTGTTGAATATGAATATGGTAGTTTTTCAATACCAATTTTTTTCATTTCAGTAATAAATTCTTCGTGTAAATTTTGTTTTTCTGTTTTAAGAATTTCTTCCTTTAAAAGATCCAGTTTTTTTATTAGTGGTTTTGAATTTTCAAATACCAATTCATTATATTCTGGTTTATCTTTTTCAAACATTTTAATCAGTTGTCCGGCAAACGCATTTGCTTCATCTTCATTCTGACCACCAATGTCCGGACCTCTTTCTCTACCAAGAACTAATCTCTGATGGGCGTGAACCCATTCGTGAGCTAAAGTTCTCATTATATCTCGGTTTAATCTATTTTTTGATAAAACTTTTATAACACCATTCATATCTTGAGAACCAGTTGACATATGTCCCTTTTTATTACCAAGAAATAAAATTGTTAAATCTTTATCAACAGGATATTTTGAGTTTATAAATTTGATAAAATCGTTATACATTTTCTTGTCTTCAGATGAAAGACCAGAATCAATATGTTTTATAATAACTTTCATTAAATATAAATAGATAGAACTATTAAAAAATAAAGCTTTAGGTTATATATATTATCTTAGCTTTGGAACATTTAACCAATCCGATTTTGCTTTACCAAAACGATGAGCTCTTTCAACAAATTCTCTAATAAAATCAACATCATCGTAACTTTTCATTTCAACAAAACCTTTAATATTTCCAGGATAATCGTCAGTAATTGTTACTGTTTCTTCACCATTTTCATATTTTACTGTCACACCTACTTTACCTAAATATTTTACATTATCACCTTTTTTAGTTTCTAAAATTAAAGCAATTACACTATACATAGGCATTTTTTTAGCGTAAACTCTTACTTTTCTGTCTGAACCATCTTGTTTTTCAGTAACAAATTCTAAATCACCAAAAGTTTTTTGTTCTGAAAAATTTTCGTTTAAAACTCTTTTTACGATACGAACTAAATCGTTTTCTGTTAGTCTTATTATTTTTTTCATAATAATTTTTATTATAAATATTATATTTCAATAAAAATTAAATTTTTTTGTTTATCAAAGTTAAAATTTCTTCAACAACATCGCCAGTATCTTGAACCTCATCACCCATTACAGTTCCAATTACTTTTTTCTTTTTATTTAAAATATCATAAATAACACCTTCAATTGTGTTTTCATACAATGGATAATAAACTAAAACATTATTTTTTTGACCGTAACGATAAGCTCTATCTTCGGCTTGTGCGTGTTCGGCTGGAACAAAAGACAAATCATTCATTATTACAACTTCGGCTGCGGTTAATGTCAGGCCAACACCGGCCGCTTTCAAGTTTCCAACAAAAACTTTAACTTTTTCATTTTCTTGAAACTGATCCACCGCATATTGTCTTTTGACTTTATTACAACTACCATCCAAATAAACAGATTCTTTTCCAAAATGGTTATGAATTAGTTGTAATGTATCGGTAAAGTTCGTGAATATAATTACTTTCTTTCCTTGGTCTATAATATTTTGTGTAAATTCAATTGTATCTTTTACTTTTTCATTTGCAATTACCTTTCTTACCTTCATTAATTTCGAAAACTGAACCGTAAGTGAAGATGATTCATCTGTCTTATTCTTTAACCATTCGTAATATTCACCCATCAAATCTTTATATTCTTTTGATGATGTTCTTAAATAGACTGGTGTGATAATTTTATCTGGTAAATCTAAAACATCTTCTTTTAATCTTCTTAAAATTTGTTTTGATGTTCTATCTCTTAATTCTTCCAAGTTTGATGCACCGGTCACATTCCAAACCTTTCTTTTTCCAGCTCTAAATTGGAATCCTTGACAATAACGAATTGCATAAGCCATCCAGTTTTGTGCTACCGGACTTTCAATAATGTTTAATAAATTATAATAATTAATTGGTCTGGATGTCATTGGTGTTCCGGTAAGCAACCAAACTCTTTTTATATTTTTTACAAAATCGTTTATAAGTTTTGTTCTTTGGGCTTGAGCGTTTGACACCATATGCGCCTCATCAAGTATTACAAGTTCAAAGTTTGATTGCAATAATAATGAGTTCTCTCTACCTTCCTTATTATGAAAGTTTTTTAGTATGTCGTAATTAACAATAACAAAATCAGATTCAGTTGAGAATTTTTTACCTTCAGCAATAAAACAAGTTCTATCTGAATAATTTTCAATTTCCCTTTGCCAGTTTATTTTAAGTGATGCCGGACAAATAATTAAAATCTTTTTTGCTCCAGTTTCTAACGCCGCAATAATTGTGGAAGTTGTCTTACCTAACCCCATATCGTCAGCTAAAATAAATCTTCTGGAACCAACAAGTTTTTCAATTGCTTCTTTCTGATGTGATAGTGGTGGTCTATGCTCGTATTTGGAATAATCAATACTAACTTCTTCTACTGTTTGTGATTTAATTAAAGATGATTTAGGTATCCAAAATTCGGACAAACTATCTTTTTCGAAAAATTTACCCCAGATATGATACGACTTATCTTTTTCAACAAGTAATTTTTCAATATAAATTTTTTCTGGTGTTTCTAACAAATATCTTTCTTGTGCAAACTTCTTTGCGAAGTAAGGGTCTAACTCAACCCACTTACGGGCAACTTTTGGTTTTGTGTCAAAATAATTTACAATGTAATCTGCTTGAGTTCTTGTCGGATAAAACTTTTTGTTAGTTTCTTTTTTGGATTTCATATAAAGAATGTAATTATTGGCTCCACTATATGAGTCCAATAAATCAAGTGCTTTATGTTCTATTAGTTGTTTTTGTAATTCCAAAATTTCAAGATATAAATAAAAATAATAATAAAAACAATATTTATCAATAAAACATATTTTTATACAAAAAAAGTTGTTTTTTTTTTTGACGATATATTTATAAATAAAAAAATTATGAAAAGAATAGTTAGATTAACAGAATCAGATTTAGCAAGAATTGTTAAACGAGTTATTAAAGAAAATACTCAAAAATACTATTTAAACGAAGAAATAAACTACTATGTCGAATATAGATTAGTATATGAACCAGTAAATAGCCCTGGTATGGGGTTTGATAATGAACAAGGCACAGTGTGGTTAAATAGTGAGGGGTTTAACTCTTGGCCTTTAGGTGATGCAAATCGTGCTAAAATTAGTGCAAATAAATTAGCAAATGCGATAGAAGGTTTGGACATTACAGGTGAAGGTAGAAAAAAAATGTTAGAGGTCGAAAAAGAATGGAAAAATTTTGATTTAAAAACTCAAAATGAGTTTTTAAAAGAATGGGGTAAAATATCAACCAAAAAGGGTTGGAATTCCTTTATTCCTGAAATTATAAATGATAATGAAAATGATATTGCTGATAGAATGATTACAGATTCAGAAAATAAAATTAAAGCATTATGTTCACCTCTTACAATTAAAAAAAGTAAAGGGGAAAAAATTGGACCAATCTGTGATTCATTTGTTAGGCCAATAATATCAAGTAAATACAGATAACAAAAAACTATAATTATTAACCCACCCCATAAAGGTGGGTTTTTTATTTTACAAAATAATCATTGGAATATTTATCAATAAAACAAGGTATGACAAACAGAGTTCCAATAACACGTCTTGGTAAATTTTTTGGTTCAAGTGACTACGAACTGGAAATTTCATTAGGTCAGGAATGGTTAAATGGTGATATGAACTACACTTGTGTTCTTTATCGTGTAGACAAATCCAAAACCAAAACCGACGATGTTTATGGTGAAACCGTATCAGATGGTATTAAGTTTTTACCCCCAGTTGAGTTTAATGCTTATGTTGCAATTGCCGCACCAGAAAATAAGTTTCTTGGGACAACAAAAATGGATCAATTTGAACCTGGAAATATTACAATGTCTGTGTATTTAAAAACTCTTGAAGATTTAAATATTGATATAGATTTTGGTGATTATGTTGGATACTATGATACAGAAAGTTTTGTAAGATACTACACGGTTGTAAACGATGGTCGTGTTACATCAGATATAAAACACACATATAAAGGATACCGACCATTTTATAGAACTATTGTGGCAGCACCTGTCGGACCTAACGAATTTAGAGGATTATAATATGGGATTACCAAAAAAAATTAAAAAAAATATTGACCTTATAGATAAGAAAATTCTTCTACCAAGAAGACACGAAATTGCTGATATGATTTCTCAAGATGGAACATATCTACCTAAATCATTATTACATCCAGATTTGGATAGAGGTTTTTTAGATTTTGTTCGTGACAAATTAAAATGTGTTGTTGAGGGTAAAACAATACCTATGGTTGATATTTTAATAACAACACAGAATTGGGTGCAATTTACCGAAACTTGGGATTTTCAAAATATCGACAAGAATGTCGAACCACCATTTGTTGCAGTAGTTCGTTCTCCAGAAGTGACATATGGGAATAACCCATCTTTAATGACACTTAATATTCCAGAAAGAAGACAATATTATTATGCTAAAGTACCAACTTGGGACGGACAAAGAAATGGTTTTGACATTTATAAAATACCACAACCAATACCAGTTGATATTAAATATACCGTGGTTATTGTGTGTAATAGAATGCGTGAGTTAAATAAGTTTAATCAAATTGTTCTTACAAAATTTGCATCAAAACAAGCATACCAAGTAATCAAAGGGCACTATATCCCAATTATTATGGGAAATATTTCTGATGAATCAATAATGGATTTAGAAAAAAGAAAAGTATATCTTCAGAAATATGAATTTACCCTTCAAGGGTTTTTAATGGATGAAGACGAATTTGAGATTAGACCGGCAATTACAAGAACTTTTCAAATTTACGAAACAGATACATCTATAAAAAAGAAAAAACAAAAAAAACCAGAACCACAGATTCCACCAACATATATTCCAACTTACAAAGTTGGTGATTTAGTATCTGTATATACTTTTGAATACACGGTAAATCTTAAATTATCAACAAACAAAAATGTTGATGAATATCAGATTTTTATTAATGATGATTATTATGGTAGTAATTTAAGTGAAGTTCAGATAAATACCGGAGATATCTTGAGAATTAATATTACTAAAGATGATAATACAAAAGAGTCTGAAATTATATTCATTCAGGAACTTATTTAATCTTCACCATATATATCTCTTTTTTCTTTACACTTTTCGATTATAAGTCCTTCAAGGAACTTATACATTTTTAAACCTCGTTTATCACAATACTTTTTTAAGATGTCGTGAACATCCTTATCAATCTTTAAATTTTTAATCTTTTTTGTGTTTTGCTCCATAGGTAGAAAAAAGGTAGAAAAAAATCTTACCAAAATATAAATAGTTTTGTTTAAGTAAAGTTTTTGACAAAAAACACAATATTTATAATAAAATAAATTAAAAACATAAAATTTAAAATCTATGGCAACTAACAGTAAAGTATTTGTTTCACCAGGTGTTTATACTTCGGAAGTTGATTTAAGTTTTGTTGCACAAAGTGTTGGTGTAACAACTTTGGGTATTGCAGGAGAAACTTTGAAAGGTCCTGCTTTTGAACCAATCTTTATCAAAAACTACGATGAATTTCAAGCCTACTTTGGGGGAACATCACCTGAAAAATTTGTGAACACACAAATTCCAAAATATGAGGCAGCATATATTGCTAAATCATATTTACAACAATCAAACCAATTATTTGTTACAAGAATATTAGGTCTATCCGGTTATGACGCTGGACCATCTTGGTCTATCGTAACTAAAGCGAATGTCAACCCATCAACAATAGAATTCCAATGTGCTAGTGGTGCAACAGTTGATTGTTTACCAGTATGTTATGTCCCGGTTGCAATTCCTTTCGTTGTTCCGTTTACTGGATGTACCAATTCTGAAGATACAATTCAATATGAAATATCATTCCCAAGTCTTATTGAGAATATGTTGACTGAACAATATGAAAATTTTGATGGCTCAATCTCAACACTTGATACAAATATTAAAGATCAAATTTTTAACATTATAACAGACACATCACCAACAACAGCTGAAGCAACAAATATTAGTTATTTTGGTTCTATCTGGGGTGACGATTATAACGATTTAGTTTCAATGGGTCTTACTGGTGAAACGAATGTATTTAATGTTCCATCACCTTCGGCTGATTTAACTGATTATACATCACCGAATAATGATGCTTGGTATTACGCTTTATTTGATAATACAAATAATGGTTTATATTCTGGTTTTTCATTCTTCACATTTGTGTCTGGTTTAACTGAAGTGTTCCCAGTTGTAACAACAACCACAACACAGGTTCCAACACCAACACCTTCACCATCACCGGTAAATCCTTGTGTTACATCAACACCATTAACATCTCCAACACCAACCCCAACTCCGGTAAATGTTGATTGTTATTCTGGGGTTGTTGTGGGTCAAATCTATTTATATTCTGGTGTTTCATATTCCGATTATGATGATTTGGTTGTTGCCACATTAAGATCAAGAGGTATTGCAACATATTCAGATGAAAACAATCCAGTATTTGAAGTTTCTAATACTACTAATGTAACACTTAATATGTCAGGACAATATAGTGGTGTTCTTAAAAATCCATATTTACCATTTGCTGTAAATGTTACAAATGATTCTGGAACAAACTTTATTTTTGAAACATCATTTAGTCAATCCGATTCACAATATATTGCAAAAGTATTTGGTGGAACAAACTTCGGAAAACCAAGAACTTCAACACCATTATTCTTGGAAGAAAGATTCCAAGCTCTTTTAAATTATGGATGGAAAAAAGGATATATTAGAGGTTTAAGTGCTGAACTTACAGCTCTTGATTCTGCTCAAAGTGAAGACTCAAACTCAATTGGGTGGTATTTGGAAAAATTCCAATCACCAAGTTCTCCTTGGGTTGTATCGGAATTAAGAGGTACTAAAACATTTAACTTGTTTAAGTTCTACACAATATCTGACGGTAATTCAGCAAATAGTGAAGTTAAAATTTCAATCATTAATATTTCATTCGCCAATAGAACATTTGATGTATTAGTTAGAGATTATTTTGATGTTGATTCAAATCCAGTAGTAATTGAAAAATTTACAAATTGTTCTATGGATCCATCACAAAATAACTTTATTGCTAAGAAAATTGGTACATTAGATGGTGAATTTGAATTGAATTCTAAATATATTATGGTTGAAATGAATGAGGATGCACCAGTTGATGCTGTAGCTTGTGGTTTCGAAGGTTATGCATTTAGAGAATATGCTGGTGTTAAATCTCCATTCCCTGTTTATAAAACTAAATATGATTTCCCAGGTGAAGTAGTTTATAACCCACCATTTGGTTTGGCTTCAGGAGCTGACGACGCTGTTAGAAGTTCTGGTGATAATATTAGAAGAACATTCCTTGGTATGTCAAGTAATATCGGATTTGATACAAGTTTCTTTGAATACAAAGGAAAACGAAACCCGATTTCATCTTGTGATTTAGAAGGTAGTGAGTGGTCTTATAAAACAAGAGGATTCCATATGGATAAATTCGCAAGCGGCATTACTATTTCAAGCGGATTCTCAACAAGTGGAACACCTAAATATTATGTTGGTGACGCGGCGTTTTCATCTGAACCAACAAATCCAGATAGTCCATATTATAGATTATTCTCAAGAAAATTCACATTATTTGTTAATGGTGGTTTTGATGGATGGGATATCT